GTTTTATATGGTGCCGTTAAGTCTTTACAGAATGTTTTAGGTGATAAATCATCTAATTCTGATATTACTACAGCATTGACAGCAATAAATACAGAACTAGATAAAATTGTTACCGACGTTACGGTTCCCGTTGCTCCCGCTATAAACACCATAAGCTATACGGACGTAACTGCTCCAAGCAAGGCAGATATAAGTGGCAATGCTCCCACGTATACAAAACCCGTTTTTACTGGAGCTGGGAGTTTTTATTTAACGGAAATGGAAGCTGGAACTATAGGTGCTTCCGCATCTGATATTGATGCCGAGCATTGGTTTAGTATTGCTGGACAATTGATTGAAGATAATGAAGACGTTGAACTGGCAAATGCACATCTTCAAAAAATATCAACATTTGTAAGAGCATATCAAGTTGACATTCAAAATGAATTGAATGAATTCAATAAGGAGAATGCAATATATCAAGCCAATATTCAAGCAGAAATGGCTAAACATAATTCAGATTTACAGGTAGCTATTGCCAATGGTAATAAAAATATGGAAAAGTTGGTGTCTGACAATAGTAGTAAAATCCAGAAATATTCAAATGAAATTCAGTCCTATCAGGCTCAGGTAAGTAAGTTAGTACAAAGTGCTCAGGGATATGCTAATGAGGTTCAATCGAGATTACAGGTTGATACTGCTCAATATGCATGGTATGAAAAACAACAGGCTAAACTGCAGTCCGATTATGACAAGGGGCTACAGGCGCTATCATGATAACATGGGTTAAATATGGCAGTTGATAGAGCTACGGTAAATGTATCTGCATCATTGTTACCGGATGAGATTAAAACATCTGTTGGCGGAACAACAGTGTATGATTTGAATGATTTGGCAGATAATAATAAATGGATATATTCACTTACATTAATTGGTGCTAGCGCTGAGGATTTAATATTAGATGGTGTTCCATTTCTTGGACAGGGAACAGCGGATGAGGGTGGTACAGCAACAGTAAAAGGTACCGACGACGTTGTATTTTTATTTGTCAAACATTCCGGGACTACTAATGGGAGCACTTCTACCACATCGACCTTGTCTATAAATTTAGGTGCGGGTACTCCAACCGGAAGCGCAGTTGGCGATATAGTAATAAAAGCCAATGAGTGTTTTTTTGCAAGAATTGGAGAGGCTAGTACAGAAATTCAAGATTTGAATGCTATATCATCTTCCGGAAATATACAAACTATGGTATTTGCAATAATAGATGATGGTGGGGGCAGTGTATAAAATGGCAGTTCATAAAATATCGGTAAAGCAGGTTCTAAGCAGGGTTCGTCAGGTATTTCCCGACATTCCCGAGTCTTATTTGATTAACATTTTAAATGATGGTTTAGTTGAAGTTGGGATGTACAGCACTAAACCAGTTCAGGCTAAGATGACAACGGTTGCAGACCAGATGTTTTATAGTATTAGTGATGATGCTGAGGATTCAAGCGGCAATAAGCTTGAAGCCAATAAGGTATTTAGAGTAGATTTAATGGACGATGATGGCGACTATATTCAGATTCCAAGGTTATTAGATAAAAATATTTTACTAATGGATGCTGATTCAAGCGAATCTGCATTAACAACACCGGACAGTAAGTAATGGCAAGTAACATTTCATATCCAGATAGTTCAGCGGTATGGTACATCGAAGGCGATAAGCTTGCGCTGATTACTAATGTAGATTCAAGTGGTAATGCAAGAACTACTGCTCGCAAGACATGGAAAGCTATAAGTGAAGCTGTCACAGATGGCGTTTTGCTTCATTATTATGCTGAGCCCAATAAAGTTAGAACCATAAATGATGAGATTGATTTAGATAATAGTTTACATCTCTCTTTAGTGGATTATATCAAGCATAGATTATATCTTGATAAAGCGGGTATAAGTTCTGATGCTGGAATAACACAAGCATCAATGACCGTTGCGATGAGTCATGAGAAAAAATTTAGAGATGCCGTGGCGAGATACGGCATGAGAAAAAGGGATAAAACTGGGGGCACTAGAGCAATAGTACCTTCAAACTTTAGATAAACTCGGATAGGGAGCATTCTCGCCCCGCAAGCCGAGTAAAACATAACAGGAGAATAAGATGGCAAACCTTCAAAAATACAGAGCACACGAATCGCTTAATGCTGATACCGCCGCAGGCTGGGATGTACAAACAGAATCTACCGCAGATTCTGATGGAGTAGCGGTTAATGTTACTGGACATAATACAGTTCATTTACAATCAGATAATGATTTTTACTTTAGATTTAATACAACTGGTACAGATAGCGTTATAGATACCGATGCTGATTTATATTTAAAGGGTGGTGATAATATTAATTCAATTAAAATTCCAAAAGGATTAGGCAATACAGTATACCTAATTATGGAAAGAAAGGGTAGCTCTGACGCAACTGTTAGAGTTGTACTAGCTTAGGAGGCATGATATGAAAAGTTCAATTTTATCATCCATATCATATGGAGTAGCTGGTGGCGGAACAATAGATGGCGACCTGACCATATCAGGTGATTTAACTGTATCTGGCAGTGCGACATATACATATGATGAACAAGTAGATGGTCAAGTATGGATTAAGGACTCTACAGCAAGCAGTGCAACTCAAGGTGGACATTTAAGACTCTTTAGTGATGATGGTGCTGTTATGGCATCGGGTCATAGGCTTGGTGTAATTGAGTTTGGTGGTGCAGAAGACACTTCTTCTACTATTACTGTTGGTGCAAGAATTGAAGCGATTACGGATGCTACATGGTCAGCAAGTGAGAATGGCGCATATTTATCATTCTATACAACTGATGGAAATGCTTCTCAAACAGAAAGACTTCGTATTGATAACAACTCCCGAATCTCGCTATCGAATAATGATAGTGGTGAAACTGGTGGTATGGATGATACAACTGGTAATACTATACTTGGATATACGGCTGGTAACACACTTGGAGCTGGTTGTGTAAATAATGTAATTATTGGTCATTCCGCAGGGATGGATGCAGACACTACTACCACGGATGCTGTTGCTAATGTTTATATCGGGGTTATGTCTGGTCAAAATATGGATGACGGTATTAACAATGTAGCTGTCGGGTTCAAGGCTTTGAGGGCTACTGCTGCCGATGGTAACGATGCCGCAAATAATGTAGCGATTGGCTATCAGGCACTTTTATCTGTCACAGATGGCGATGACAACGTAGCTATTGGTTCGGGTTCTGGTGATGCTATTACGGATTCTGCAGGTAATGTTCTAATCGGCAAAAATTCTGGAGGAGCATTAGCGGCAGGCTCTAATTACAATGTAATGATTGGAGATGCGGCTGGTAATACTGATACTAACAATCTTCAAAAATGTGTATTCGTCGGGAGAAAGGCTGGATATGATATGACTGGTGGTGTAGGAGATGGGTCAGTATTAATAGGTGCTTCGGCTGGAGAAAATCTTACAGGAGCCCTTCAAAGCACAGCAATAGGATTTGAAGCTTTGCTTGCAAATTTAGTTGGCGACCAAAATACTGCGGTGGGTTATACTGCATTACGAGGATGTGTCGGAGCGGATGAAGAACAAGCTAATGTAGCAGTGGGTCGTGAGGCTGGTTATGGTATCGTAGCTGGAAGATTTAATGTTTGTGTTGGGAATAAGACAATGCAAGGTCTTGACCACGCAGATACAGATAATAATGTAGCCGTAGGTCACGAAGCCATGAAAGGAGGCACAGATGCTGGTGCCGCAAGTAATGTTGCTGTTGGTTATCAGTCGCTTCTATCAATTACGGGTGGTGATAACAACATAGCCATTGGGCACTCTGCTGGTGATGCTATCACAACGGGTAGTAGCAATGTAATTATGGGATTCAATGCTGGTGGAGGCACCACCGATGTCGATGGTACTGTGATAATTGGTTATGGGGCTGGTCAAGCAAATATGACTTCTACAGACGATTATAACATTTATATCGGGTATGAAGCAGGCAAAGATGTAATTGTTGGGCATCACGGTCAGAAAAATATTCTCATTGGTTATCATGCAGGATATGCACTCACAAAAGGAGATGGCAATACTGTAGTGGGTTTTGATGCTTTAAAAGATACTACTAAAGCAAACTTTAATACAGCGATTGGTTATCAAGCTTTAACAAGTATGAATCAAAGTATCGACACAGATGCATATAATACCGCAGTTGGAAATGACGCTGGAAAAGCAATCAATTCGGGGATAGGCAATACAATAGTCGGGGCTTTGGGTGGAGATGCTATCACTTCAGGCTCAAATAATACTGTGATGGGATATGATGTAGATGCAGATACCGCAACAACAAACAATCAAACAGTTTTAGGTAGCAGTGGTGTTTTTAAATTACTATCCAAAGAATATACTTGTGACCACTCTGATGATACAGATTTAACAGCATCATCCAGTGAGGCATCTCCACTTAAATTACCAGCTTATTCAATTATTAAAAGTATATCTGCGATAATTACTCAGAAAAGTAATAAAACATCTGCTTTTAATGTTGCAATATATCATAGCGATGACACCGCATCCCCAGCAGATAATGTTGCTTTAGGTGGAACTCCTGTTGAATTAATTGGAGCAGGAGCCGCTACAAGCAAAGCAGGTAATTCAGCAAGTGCAGTAGATATAAATCTTAGAAATGATAGTGGAATAGAAAAGTTATCATTTTACAATGGATTTGATGGTAATGGGTTACATATAGGAACTGCTCCCAGATATATTCATATTGCAAATGCTGGAACTGGAAATGGGACAACTGACCCAAGCACTGTTGGGCTAATTAAAATATTAGTAGAATATGTAGGATTAGATTAAGATTTTAACTAACTAAACAAAGGAGTCAATACAATGGCTAAAAAAGAAAAAGAAAAGCCAGTCTTGAACTTTGATGGTAAAAAGTACCTCATAGAAGATATGACTGAAGAACAAACAATATTGGCAAATCAAACAGCAGACCTTGAAAACAAGATAAGCTCAATGAGGTTTAACCTCGAGCAACTGACGGTAGGACACGAAGCATTCGTCAGTAAACTTCGTGATGCTTTTGCCGAACCAGAAGAGGTGGAAGCAGAAGCATGATTATAAGAAGGTGCAGTCAGGGTCATCGAGTTAGAATTCATAGAAATACTACTCCCGGTGCTACTCGCACAAAAACTTATGCTGATGGGTCTACCGAGACTCTGGCTTACCCTTCGTCCTATGATTATTTTGTTGATATTGATGGTTCAGTATCTAAAAAGACTAATAGTTTTCAGACTGCTGAAGAATACTATGTTGCTGAGTGCGCTAAGAAACATGGTGACGGTCATGGTAGATTACTTGTAGGGGGTCATCATATAATCAATGGTGTCGCTACTACACAAGCAGATTACCCTACTGATGCAAATACTAAAGCAGAAATAAAAGATTTCTACGATAAGCGTGGAGTCTCTTATAGTGATAGCGAGACAAAATCAGAGCTTCTTTCAAGAATAGTCCCTCAATATAGTGGGGATACAGAAGTTTCTAAACATTTAAAAATATGAAAATAAGTATTTATTTCGATTGGATGAATTCGCTTTTAAACCAATGGAGCTTCTGGCATCTATTAGGAGGGGTATTCTTAACCAAGGTGTTTATGTGGTTTGGATTCGAAAACAGTCAGGTGGTCACGACTGTATTCCTACTTTCTATACTATGGGAATGTTTGGAATATGCGATTGAGAATTGGAGACCTTATGGTACAGTCAAGAAATACATGACAGATACGGCAATGGATGTGTTCCTTTCAACGATGGTGAGTATATGGATAGTTCTATAAGTACAAGTTACGATATACCTGTGGTATATATATATGTATCCAGAAAGTCGTGAAAGACCCGTCATCAATGGAGATTACTCTCTCCGTCAAGCTACTGGTACAACTTGTATTCTTTGTGGTCACTATAACGGGAGCATGGTACACTCTTAACGGT